TCAATTTGCTCATCCATTTCAATAATTTCTCCATCAGTCTGACGAAGAACTTTCTTACGAACCCACTCTTGAGAATAGTATTTGCCAATATAAGGTTCGATTGTTGCAAGAATACCAAGTCTTTCATTCAGCATTTCAGACTCTTTCAGTTCTGCAAACTGATTATCATACAAGAAATCATATTGAATATGATCGTTAATCTTATCCCAATCTTCTGGACTTACAATATTTTTAAGGATCAGTTGTGTTTTCAGCATATCACTGAACAACTGTGCAAATCTCTTTCTCAATCTACCTACGAATTTGGCAAATTTTAATTCGTCACGGAGGATCTCTGATGATCTTCCCAAATTAAAACCACCATCTGCAGCAATTCTTGATTCGGGAACTCCAAGTGATCTATACAGTTTCTTTTGGAAATATTCAATATCAGAAAGTTCACCAAGATTTTGTCCACCGGGAAGTGTGGTAATCTCAGTACCACGACCACCTTCTCTTCTAGGAAGCCAGAAATCTTCCATCATTGACATGAACTTACGATCATCACGAACTTCACCTGTGTTTGCATCATATACAAGTTTGTTACGATAACGCATCATAACGTCACGCAGATATTGTTCTGCCTTGACTTTTGGAAGATTGCCAACGTCAATATAGAAAATTCTACGTTCTGGTGCTCTTGATAATCTATAGATAACAAGAGAATCCTCAATCATTCTAAGTTGATTGAGTGACTTGATTGCTTTATGGAGATAAGAAAGAACGTTTCCTTTATTACGATCAACTAAACCAGAAGTGCAATAAGTGATTGCATCTTTCGCAATTCTAGTTCCTTTTGCTCCTCCACCACCACCTAAGTTATTGGTTGGATATGCTGGTTTGGGAGTATACATGAAATACTCCTCAATTTCTGGAGCGATTCCATTTTTTGCTTCATCACGACCAGGAATATTTGGTCCAATGATATTCTTATCTTTTTTCTTTTCCTGGCGGACAAACCGCATTTTCATTGGATCGATATACCTCAGTTCTTTGATTCCTTCCTGAGGTGCCTTTAGATCAATAACTTTATGATAATATAGACGACCGTCTACATACCAATTTCTAAAAATTTCGTGTGCTTTCTTATCGAAATCTAGAAGTTCTTTGATATATTTAAATTCTTCTCTAATTGCTTTCTTTAACTTATCAGTAGCATTGAGATTTGAAAGTTCAATCTCAATGGGAGAGTCATAAAGGTCACTAACAAGTGCCTCATTGACAACATCTTCGATTGCTCCATCACATTCTGGATGGAGAGACATTTCTCTGTATCTTTTAATTAAATCAAATTCTGTTCTATATTGTCCTTCAATATCTACATACGAACCATAAAATCCACTACTAATATAGTTATCAACCCCGTCCTCGTTATTTTCGGGGACGGGGGAAACTATAGTCTTGGATTTTTTTTCTGTATCCTCAATAGAAAAACCAAAAAGTTTTGCCATAGTATAAACTGACTAGACTGTTATTTTACTATTTAGCTGATGTCCTCACCACCTGCCTGAGTGGCAGTTCCTCTAAATGCTTCCCAGTAGTGAACTTGCATTTCTACGGTAAACTCCTGAATAGTATCAGTCGTTTCGTAGTTCAGATCAATTGTAGAAACATTAGTTGGGAAAATATCCCAGAACTTATAGGATCTGAGAACTGAACCATCACGATCTAATTGCTTGACAATAGCATCCTTTTGGTAATCAACTGGATTTGTAAGTCCAGTTCCATCACTCAATTTGTTGATAGAATTCATCCACTTCTCAAAAGCAGAACGAATTGAGAAATCAACATCATTGATGACGGTGATTGTCCAAGTTTCGAATGTTCTGTCTCCAGCAATCTTCAAGATTCTTCCTCTAAAAGGAATATCAATGTTAGCAATCGTAGAGGCAGGCAGAGCTGCTGCCTTTACGAGAAATCTAGCTTTTTGCAGAACGTCATTATTAATAGAAACAGCATCGGGGAATGCTAATTCGACTTCAAATAGATTGGGTCTTGCACCACCACCAGATAGTCTGCTCTTAAAATCACTAATTGTTCTTACTGGTGAGGTATTACGTTGTTGGCGACTAGGCATTTTTCTTTAAACCTCTAAATTAAACGTTACCGATGACTTCTTCAAATGAAACACCAGTTCTGGTGGCAACAAATGTAAGACCAATGAAGTTAATTGATCTTGCAGGTTTGATGAAGATATCTGCCACAAACTCATTATTATCTATAATTGCGGCAGTGTTATTTGTCTCATCACAAATAACAACATAATCTTGAATACCTCGTTTTGCCTGAACATCGCGGAGGAATGGTTCAACAATATTCACAAAATTAGTTCTTGTGATTTCATCGTTGAACTCAAAGAGTTGATCTCTTGCAGCAGCGGAGATTGCATCCTCAAGATAGATGAACAAACGACGAACGTTGATTCTATCAAATGCTGATGCCTTAGCAAGTCCAGTCTTATCACCGAAGAGTGTGATACCACCACCAGGTGAAACAATAACTGGATTGATTCTTGCAGAATATAATCTATCTCTTTGTGTTTGAGAAGGATTATAAGTCAGTTTGACTGCATTAAGAATTGCGCCTCTTGTAGTTCCGGCAGGTGAGAACCATGGGAAGTTGTCAATATCGTTGCGAGCACAAAGACCAGCAATATCTCCATTCAGAGGAACATATCTGAATGTATTTGCAAATCTGTCATACATGTACTTGTATCCACTATCAAACACCGCATAGGAAGATGAGGTGACTGGTGAGTAGAACTCTAATACATTGTCAGTGATAGTTTCATCATTATTGACTGTTACAGTTCCTGCAGCAGTATCAGTGATGAATGCTTTTCTATATGGTGAAATAAATGCCAGAGCATCTTTTCTTACATCAGCAACTGCAATCAGTTTATTTGCAAGTGCCTGTGCAGTTTCTTTTTCATAATTTGCAGATCCCATCATAAGGAAATCTACTTTATAAGTTT